ATATAGTATCAGCGTTCATTGCTGTATAAAGTGATTTGTGATAACCCTTAGCGTCTTCCATTGTACCGTCTTTGTTTAGAAACTTTCTAACAAAGTTGTTAATGTCACTTTGTGTATCTTTAACACTTTTAGCATCTTTAACATTAAATCTAAATTTCTTATCTCCTACATTGTATTCGAAACCTTTAAACTTATTGTTAAACAAACTTTCTGTCTTTTTATTAAAAACAGAAACTGTGTTTTGAACTTTTTTATTGTTCTCTTCTGACTCCTTGTTGTATCTATTAAAAAAATCTACAGCTTTTTGTTGTTCGGAAGTCAACTTGCTCCCAGCTTTAATTTCTTCATAGTGTTTAGACTTTTGCCCGTCTAAGTAGGTCCTAGCATTAGCAACTTGCTCTTTTAACGCTAGTTTTTTTCTTTTAATATCTCTTTCTTCGTCGACTTCTTCGTCGTAAGAAAAAGAATCTTCCATAAGGAAGTTTATTTCTTCGTTAGTTAAATGCGGTTTTGTTTGTTTGTAATATTCATATAGAACATCATTGTCATTTAACTTACTAATATCTTGATTTAACCTTACGTAGTCTTCTAAATCACCACCAGTTTCTTCCATAAAATCCATAAGTTTTTGGATGTTTTCTGGAACTGCTTTACCTATTTCTTGAGATTCAGCTACAGCTTCTTCTATCTTTTCTTCTAGTTCTTCAACTTTTTCATCTACTTTTTCATCTGTAATTTCTTCTAAAGTTACTTCTTCTTTTTCTTCAGTAGGTTCTTCAGTTTTTTCTTCTACAATTTCTTCAACTACTTTTTCGCTAGTTTCGGATTTGTTGTTTGCAGAAACTTCATCTGTGTCTTGCTCTGAAACGGTGTCTTCTTTTGTTTTTGGTGTTTTATTTAAGTCTACTTTAATGACACTATCGTCATCTTTACTTTTAAATTTACTTAGATCAACCTTTGTAACTTCTTCTTTAGGTTGTTCTTGTTGTGTAGTTTCTTCAACTACGTTTTCTTTGTTTTCTTCCATAATATAATATAATAATAGTTAATAAATTTTTATTTAGGCTCAAAAGCCTCTAAATCAAAACCTCCACCTATTATATCATTACCTGCTGATTCAAAGCTTTTAGGTGGTTTACCTGTTTTTCTTTGATCAATAAGCTCTGATTGTTGTGAGGCTTGGATCTTTGTTCTTTCATCTTTTCTATCTTCCTTTTGTTTTTCTCTATCTTTCATACCATCAACTTCAATTCCTTTAAGTTGCATGTTATAATTAAATTCTAATTCCATTAATTGTTTTTTAGCTTCAACTTCTTGTTGCATTTTTTCCATATCAATCTGAGCTTGTATTTGTGCTAATTGAGCTTTAGACTGCGTTAAAGCTTGGTTTTTTTGCATTTCAGCTTGAGCAGCTTGTTGAGCCGCTTGTGTGTTAGCTTGAGACTGTGCTTGTATATTTTCCATTTGCATCTTTCTATCAGCCTCTTGTTTTTTCTTTCTTCTTATTTTTAAAAGTTGATTTGCTAGTTTAATATTTTTTATTTCTCTAACATCTATAGCATCTTCTAATTCTATATTTTTTTGTTGTAAAGCCATTTGAATATTATTTTCAAGCATTGCTTTTTCTTCTTCATCTGGTTGAAGTTCTATAAATATACCAAAATCATATAAATGTAGTTCTGACATTTCTTCTAATGTAGCCACGTTGTGTGAGCCTATAGCTTGAATGAAAGCATCTTTAGTAGGAGAATATTCTAAAACATCAGATATTCTTAATGATAAACACTCTGCTGTTTCAGCTGTTAAATATAAACCAGCTTGCAACATGTGCCTTGTAGCTGTGTTTGAGTTTGCTGCTGCTAGTTTTTGCACTCCAACTAACGCGTTTTTATCTGGTGTACTACCATCTCTAGCTTCGTTAAGACCGGTAGTATCTCTTATCATTTGCATGTAGTAATTATACGTGCCAATTAAAGCTTGTAGTTTATTACCACCAGATCCAGATGTGATTTCTTGTATTGGCACTTTACCAGGATTCATGTCACCTTCGCTGGTAAATGATCTACCAATAACAGATCCAGTTTGAAAAAACATATTTAAAGCTTCTTGTGGATTATAATTTGTACCATTACCTAAGTCTATTTCTGCTAAACCATCAGCATCTAAATAAACACCATCTGGCACCATACGGGCCATAACTTGTTGAAGTTTTAAATGTGTTAACTGTATCATATCAGCAAAACCAGTTATTCTTCTTACTAAAGATTCTATTTTACCGTTGTATATACGCGGTGCAACAATAGCGTAATTCATTTTAACTTTTGTAAAATCACTTTTAGGACGCATCATATTTGAAGCCATTTCCCATTTAAGTAATTTATCTGTACCAAGTATCATAGCTCCATCATATAATACCTCTATATTTCTTTGTAGCTTTGAATAACCACCTTCTTTGTTTTCTGGTGGATTAAATGAGTCATCTTTTTCTATGGCTTTTTCAGCTCCAGTTGAAGTTTCTTTTAACTTATAAACCTCGTTCATATAGGTTTTATAATTAAAATATAAAACTTGTATTTTATTGTTATCTTCTTTATCAGAGTTGTATTTACTTCTATTACTATTTTTTTGATAAGATTTGTTTTTCATAATATCCTCAAGATCACTTTCTGTTAAATGAGGAAACTCTTTTGCTAATTCGTTAACTGGTATTGATTTAACTTCACCAACATAATATATATCTTCAAAATAAGGAGAGTCGCTGTAAGAATAAACTAAGTTAGCTGGGTCTACGTAATTAATAGTAACACCTTCAGAAGTGTTAAAACTTGTTTTGACACAACCTATACCTAAAACAGCTAGGTCGTAATAAAATCTTTTTTGAATTAAATCGTATTTATTACCCTGCATTAAAACATTTATAGCTTGCTCTTCTGCTAACTCAACAGCTTGTTTGTAGTTTAATTGCATGTGTATACCTAGCTCCTCAACGTTTGTTGGTAATTCTTCTATAGTACTTTCTCTAGTATTTACACCAAACTCTTCATCCATCGCGACATCAAACTCTTTAGTTTTCATATCATCTAAAATGTCTTGCATGTATTTTGTTCTTTTGTCAACACCGTTTGGAGATTGAGAAAAGGCTTTAATGTCATAAGTTCTTTGTGACATTCCGTTAACTAGTATATCTACGAATTTTGGGATTATTGGGACTGGAGTCCAGTCTAAGTTGAGATAAGATAAATCACCATTGATAGATAACTCATCTTTGTATTTTTGAATTGATTGTTCGCCCCTAGCGTATAATCTTAAATTATGGAAATTATTGTAATTGTTTCTATATCTATTATTATTTCTGTCGTCATTAAACCACTCTGTTTCTATAGCTTTACCTACTTTTAAACCGTAATCATAGCTTAATTTTTCAGCATCGCTAACGGCTTGACTTGGAAAATAACTTTTAATGCCAGAATATGCCATATTTATTATTTAATTATTTGTGATGTATTGCCTGAGTTTTTATACTTTGCAATATTTATGTTTAACTTAGGTTTTTTAATTTTAGCGTTAGGTCTATACAAGTGTCTATTGTTAGCCATTATTGCTAAACCAGAACTTATTGTTGCGTCAAACTTTGTTCTTTTATTTATATCAAACTTAGCCCAGTCGTTTAATAAACTATTAAAGTATAAATCACCAAACGTACCATCTTGTTTCATACCAACGTGATCTTGAATATACATTTCAATAGCAGCTGCATGAGCTTGTTTTATGTCTTCACTAGTGTTAGGTATTCCTCCAACTTCTTTTTCTGCAACAGATAGTTTATTCCATATTTTATCTGGACGATTCATACTAAAACCTCTATAACCTCTTCTTCTAAGATAATAAAGTAATCTAGGTTTATTGTTCTCTGCAAGTATTGGCATACCGTAAAATACTAATGCCATTAAAACATCTTCAAAGAATATTTCAGCCGTAGGTGGTCTTGACAAGTACTCTAAAAAAAAGCTATTTGCTGGAGCGTCCTCCATACTAAACTTAGTAAGTCCGTGTAATGCTCCTTTAGAGCCTTGACCATCTACGGTGCCTGATATATCATATGAATCACAGCCAAAGGCTCCCATATGTTCGTTACCAGGATATTTTATACCGTTTTTTAATACAACTCTGTTTTGTAATTCTTGCTTTGGAACCCAACTAACTTTAAATCTACCTTTTGGATCTGGATAAAAAATTACTTGTGAATCTTTCACACCGTTAACCCATTGAAAATTACCAGTTGTAATACCAAGAGTTCTAGCCATTTCTTCGTTGTAGTCTATCTGTTCGTATATTTTTACTAAATTAAATATACTGTTTTTTGTTTCATCTCTAAACGCGTGTTCAGTTGTTCTAGGAAACTGTCTGTAAAATTCATTTAAAGCATCTTGATCTCCTTTTAAACCATCAGCTTCGTTTTGCCAGTGATCTATAACACCTACGTCTATTAATTCTCCATCTGGGGCGAACACGTCTGAGCTAGGAGTAATAAAGACAGGAAGTCCGTACTCGTCAATAAATCCTTCATAGTTCCATTCCATTGGGATAAACAAAGAATATAAACCAGATTTTGTCTGACCATTTCTATTTCTTTTAGTGACATCTGATGCTGTATATAATTTTTTGAAGTTTTCTCCACCTTTATCTAATGAATTTGAAGTAGAGCCCATCAAACATTTACCAATAATTCTACTACCTAATCGTAAACATGTTTTTGTAACTCTCCAGTTGTTTAATATATTATCAGGTCTTTCCCATTTACCACTTTCATCATGTACTAATAGTGCTAACTTTTCACCATCATAACTATTATCACCTGTGTTTTTCCAGTCTATAGTTGTGTCTAAACCTTCTAGTTCTTCAAGTTTTTCGTTACTTGTTATTTTTTTTCTTGTAAACTTACTAGCTGGCACTCTATAAGCTAGCTCTGTTTTAGGTCTATCCATACCGTCTTGTATCGGTTTAAAGAAAAAAGGATAGTTTATACTTATTGGTACAACTTTATCTGTAAACATTTTTTTAGCATCAGCACCAGTTTTAGAAAGTATCCCATATCTACTATCACTTGATATGGTGGCTAAGTTAACTGTTTCTGCGCTAGACATAAAAGAAAAACCAGAACGCCTGTTTTTTAAGTAACACATTCCGTAACATCTTTTATCTGCTTTACAAGCTTCCCAAAATATATAAAATAACCTGTTAGCTTCTCTAAAATCAGGTGCACCTACATCAATTTTACTCCATTGTAAATACATGTAATGTGTGCCTGTTATGTATGTTGGTTTTCCATTGTTATAAAACCAAAAACCTTCTTCTCTTCTTTTAAACTCTTCGTCTATATAATCGTACCACTGGTCTTTTGCTTCATCTGGATAACTTCTCCAATCAAATATATTTTTTAATTTA